GGTTTATAACTTCATCAAAGGTTGTCATTTTCGACCCCACTTAATATCTAAAACTGTTTGAGAGCTAAAATCCATGCCAACATCTGTACTGAAAAATCTTTGTTGTGAATTGTTGTTAGTTTGCCTTCCTGATTTTTTATCAAAGTCGGCCCAATGAGAAACAACAGTTAAAGTGACAGAGGATTCAGTCTCTGTTTCATCTATTTGAAAAGTGTCAATATTTCCTGAATATAATAACAAAGGATCTGCTATTAAAGAATTGTTTGAGTCTAAAACTCCTCTGTATATTTCAACACTATCGTTGACTATATTTTCATTTAAACAAGTAGATATAAAAGTTTGATCAGCTCCTGATAAAACAATATTTAAACTTGTTTTTGTAAGATCAGTTTCCTCTGTAAATGATGGAACAGAAACTAAAAAAGACGATGCAGTATATGTAGTGCTTGATCCTGAAATAGATGATGTAAGGTTAAAACTATTATCTGTTAAGTTTACTGGAGTTCCAAATCCAATAGTTAACAAATGAACTGGTCTTATCTCATTTGTTAGGAGTTCGTTCTTTACTGCTGTTGTTAGTGTCCTTGCCATAATCTTCTATACTCTTTCTAATAACCTTTATATCACCATTCACTATGTAGTCAGCATTTTTTGATGGGAAGTCGTATTTTTTTAAGTTTAGATTTACAACATCAATATCATCTGCCTCGACTATTTCTTCTGCCAAAATGTCAGCATTCATAAAATATTTGATTTTATACTGCTTCTTCGACATCTATTTCAAACTTATATAATAAATTTCCTGACCCATCAGCTCCCACAACTCCAAACTCCTGTATATCGTTTGTTAAATGAACTGTAAAAGGAACGTTATCATAAGTGACTACTGAATCATCAACTAGAGCAGTTCTAAGCGGAGGTTCTATTGTTATTGTTGCTTCATTAGACCCATCGGCTGTTGCGTCTGCAACTACCATATAAACTTTATTATGTGAAAACTTGACAAAGTCTCCAGCTTTTAAAGTTCCTGTCATGCCATCAACATCTATTGTTGTGTCGCCAATAGCATGAGTTCCATTTACCAGGACAGTTCCACTTACATTCCCTCTTGCATCTTCAACTTCAGGAGGAATGATTGTAAAATTTTCTTTTTGAGACCTTTGCTTCATAATAAAGGCCATAAGCTCACCATATATATCAGATCGTTTTCCAACTATAATAGATGCAGTAAAACCAAACCTTTGATTATCTATTTGCCTTGATAATTTTTTACCTGATAATGATTTAGATATAATTGTGTCTTGCAAAGACTTGATACCCATAGTCTCAAAGTTTGCAGTTGATATTGGAAATGCTCCTGACATTAGATTAACTCTCCTCTACCTTTTTCAGTTAAGGCATTATTAATAATAGCAGTTATTGTCCCTCTGTTTTCTACCAAAGCCTGATCAAACCCTCTTGAGTCTATTGTATTTATATTAAAATTAACAACTGCTGATCTTCCTCCTGTACCTCTAGCGTTTTGTGTTATTTGTCCTGAAGAGTTAGGTATAAATAGTTCAGGCCCTTTCTCACCAACAATAGTAGGTTGGCCCTTACCAACAGATCCACCACTAGCCATAAAACCTAAAAATCCTAAAGGATTTCCAGACATAAGCATTGTAGTTCCTTTTATTTTCTTTTGCTTTTCCATCTCTGCTGTTTGTTGTTTCATCAACGCAAGTTTTATAGATTCTACAGTTGCATCTTTTATTTTTATACCAAGTATATCCTCGCACTGCTCTCGTTGTTTTTTAAATATATCAAATATTGTTCCTTCTAAAATTTTTTGTATTCCTAATTGAATTACTGTTTTTATAGTGAAAGCAAGTATTTCAACTAATAAATTTTTTGCAATTTCCTCTAAACTCATTTTAAGTTCTTTTCCTAATACAACTGCCTCTGCTAAAGCTCTTGAGAAGTTATCAACACCTTTTAAAATAAATTTACCTATTGTTTCGTTAATAGACTCTAAGTCTTTTTTAATTTGATTTTTTATTGAATCTTTAATTTTTTCAAATGAGACTCCTGTTTTTTTAGCAGTTTCTTCTACTTTTTTAAGTTCTTTTTGAAGTTCTGCTAATTGTTCTTTTGATAAAATTATATTTTCTTCTATTTTTTTTATAAACTCATTTACTGATTTCATTGCTGGGCCAAACTCTTCAGTTTGTTTAGTTGCTCCAAAAATGCTATTTGTTATTTTATCTAAATCAACTCCAATAGCTTTTAGTAATCCAAGAATACCAACGATGGCTATTTTGCCTGTTCTTCCAAGCATCAAAAACCCAACTATACCAAGTTCTCTAATACCTGGTGGCAAACCTTTAACTACATCTATTAATCCACCAATACCTATTGCAACTGTTTGAAAAATAGGTCTTAGTAAATCAAGTAAAGCCGCACCACCTAATAAGGCTTGTTTGATAAAGTTTACTAAACCCTCTCCTACTGCTTGAGAGAAATTAGATAAGGCTTTTGAGTTATCCTCTATTCCTTTATTAATAACTACAAGAGCATTTTTAAAAAAATCAAAAAATCCAGCTCTGTTAGTATCTAATTTAAATTTAAAAAGTTTATCTGATAGCATTGAGAGAGTACCAGTAAATGTAGTTGCAAGAACCTCAGTTGCTTTACCAAATCTTCCACCCTCACCAAAAGTATCCTCAAATGCTTTTATAGTAGCTTCAGCAGTGACAGTAGCTCCAGCTTTAAAACCTAATAAAGCTCTTACACCTCTTTCTCTAAATACATCTGCTGCCGCTATACCTCCAGCAAATGATCTCTGTATTTGTTCAGCAGTTTGTCTAAAGTCTAATCCTGTCACTGCCGCAACGTTTCCTGTAATTTTTAAAATACGAGTTAAGTCATCTGCATCTTTGGCCACAACTGCCAAGTTTCCTGATGCCGCTGATATTTCTTGAAGTGAAAAAGGAACTCTAGCCGCAAAACTTATTAAGTTATCAAATGCTTTAGTTCCTTCTTTTACATTACCAAATAAGAAAT